CAGGATCTCCGCTTGAATCGTATGTGATTAGTTGACCTTTACGATCTGCATGCCCTGCCAACTTGGTTAACGGATCTATGCCGTCATCCTTGATCTTCATGCCACTGCTGACCTCAAGACCCCCACTGGTTGCTGCCGCATTAGTGTTCAGCATACCTGCTTCTACCGCACCGGAAGCGATTGTAACTGCACCCGTGCTTGCCAGACTTATGTCCCCGGAAACTGCTACTGAGTTCAAGTCGGTGCCATCTCCGACAAGGATCTTGCCGTTGTCGTTGGCATCTACCACCGCACCCTTGCCGCTGGAGTTGCCAATGATCACACTGCCCCTGGAAATCCCTTCTAGCTTTGTCAGGTTAATTGCTGCATCGCCGGCAACCTTTGCGTTTGTTACGGATCCATCTGAAAGTGCAAGTGACCCCACACTGCCGTCTACTGATACCGTTGGTTGTCCTAACTGATTAAGTGTCTCCTTGGTGATTACATCTGAATCACCGAATACCTTGCCTGGTGTTACTGTCGCGGTTACTGCCATTATGATCTAGTGTTGTAAGTTTTGTTGCCCCCATAGGTGTCCAGGTTGACACCCGTCAACTCGACCCTTCCTTGAGTGTTTGAAATATTTACCTTTGCGTACCTGCCCCTTCTCGGGCTTGCACTGAACTTCTCTTGAGTCTCCTGCATGCGGTTAGGATCAACCCCTGACTTTGGTGCAGTCCCAGCCGCAGTCAATTGCACCGAGTAATCTTCACGGTAAGGATCTAAGTGATCGTCATTGGTGTTGCTGACCACATAGTCCGCTTTGTACGAGGGACGATAATACTTGGTCCTGCTTTTGGTGCGGTTACTGATAACAGTCTGAGATTCTTCAACTCCTTCGTTATCGACCTTGACCGTGAAATTAGGATTCCAGGTTTTCAGGTTAATCCTTCCTCGCCGCACCATGCGGGTGTTGGGATCTGATGCCTGGTATCCCCGAGTAGTTACATCAGAAGATATCTGACTAATGCCAAGTTGAGATGCCGTGAGTCCATTAAAAGACTCATCTCCACCATACTCTTCTTCGACTAAATTTATGTAACCATCGTTGCCGGCAAAGAAGAGTCGTTCAGTATTGTTGTATTGAGCTTTAAAAAACTCCTTAACACAAATACTCCCCCCCGTGTCATAACCGGACCACTGCTGATTCAAGAAATCAAACACCAATAGTGCGTTGTTACTGGCGCCACTTTTTATTTCATACAATTCAGCAGTTACCTCAGTGAAACTTTGGTTTGGATGAAAGTTAACTTGTGCAGATGTTGCCGTGAACTCTCCAAACGATTCACCTGACAAACGTGTTTTAGTGAAAGCTAAAGACCCGTCCTCCATCTTCAATTCGCTTTTACCCAATTGATAATAGTAAGTGTTTCCAACAGTTAAATTTGAAACAACTAGGGGTTGCAATGCTCCAGAAATAGCACTGTAAGATGTTGCCGTGATTAAGTTATCTCCAGACTTGGATTTGATATCCTTAAAGGGCACTGCGACATACAGTTTGTTGTCATGGTATGCCATCCGCACCTGGTCTTGCTTTCTGTAATCAATACGATCAATCAGACTTTGTATCGGTTCAGATAAGGGAATAGTGACACCTTGGTATGAGTTTAACTCATTTTGTCGGATGCTCATTATGCCCTTCCTGCCGGCAAAGAAAAATACATCGGAACCAGACACTGCCCATGCCCTTGGTGCGGCAAGACCCACATTCGGCAACAACGTGTCAATCCGCACATCAGACAGGTCAGAGTAGAAACTTGTGACCACATCCACTGACCGATCCTTAAACAAGATCACCTCATTGCCGCTTGCCTTGGCAATGTCCACAATCTCCTCGTCACTTCCCTTGTTCGCTCGAAAGATTTGAGTCGAGTAAGTGTGCACCTCATCTAGGATGTCAGATGCGTAAATGTAATCGACCTTGGCATCAGAAGTGAAGGTGCTCGTATTGTATGCTGAAGCTACCACCAACCTGTTCTGTACATATGTTGCACTAGAACTGTTTGGCATGATGTTGCTGACCTGGGTCCAGTAATCTGTATTAGTTGGTACAGTACCAGTTGAGGTCGCATCCATTGTGCTATCTGCCGCACCCAATACAGCAGTGCCCGTTGCCGCGACATCGGATCCTGTTGCCGAGAATGTAACTGTCGGTGCGGTAAACAAACCGGACCCCGTGTTGGTCATTGATGCGGCTAAGACTTCCCAGGACAATGTGAATGTCGCACTGGTGCCGGCACCTCCTGCAACTGACACCGCATTAGACGGGAGTGCAGTGTAATTACCAACCGTCTGTAACTCGGCAGTCTGTATCACTCCACTACCGTTAACGGTGAGAACCTTGATTGTGGTAGTAGTGGTCGCAGTGCCACCGGCAACACTGAGGACATCCCCCGCCGAGTAACCGGATCCACCGCTTGTGACGGTAATGGACTTACACTTCATCGTAACACTCACAACCGTACCGGCTGCCGGGTTGATGGTTACCGTGGGCACCGTTTGTGCATAGGTACCAGCAGCGGTAAGAGTGATTGATGATAGTGGTTTGGGGTAATTACGTTTGTAAAAGTTTGTGCTTAGAGTGGCAGTCACTGTCCCAGATGCACTGGTGGTTGTGATGCCACTCAACGCTTCATAGGTAAATGTGTTGTCTCCGGTAACCGTGATTAGGTGGTTACCGTTGTATCCGATCTCTCTGACAGTCGCTGATCCACTTGCCGTGCTGGACACTGAGTCGGTTGCAGTAGAGTAAGGAACCTCGTAAGTGAATGTCGTGCTACTGGTAACAGTAATCTCAAAGGTGCCATTGAACTTACCAAAGGTGTAAGTCCCGGATGTCCCGGTAACTCCTGCAATGACTACAAAGTCTCCGGTGGAAAGATTGTGTGCGGATCCAGTTGTCGCAGTTGCCAACTGACTTGACCTGGTCAATGAACTTAAAGCAGTCGTTGACGGTAGGTTCGCACCAGCAATTGTGACTACCTGGTTGCTCTTGAAATTGTGATCGTTGGCAGTGGTAACCGTGCAGGTCTTTTGACCTGAAGAGTTTGCAATGCTGCTTACTGACACAAAGGGACCGTAAGCAACCTCGTTGCCGCTAGTGTAGTCAGTGGCAGCGTCATACTCATCAAGCATGTAGGAAAACCCGTCATCGATACTGGACATGACAAGTGGTTTAAAGTTCCTACCCCGGAACAAGATTACCTTGTCAAATGCTTGGATGAACTTGCAATCCTGGAGAACCTTTTCACCAGTAGGTAGTGCCAGTTTCTTTGGTGCGTTGTTTTGTCGAGTTTGATAAACATCACCGTCCGCAGCAATCAGTACAAAGTTGTCACTGTCAGGATCTTTAAAGTTGCCAACTCCATACACCTTCCCCCAGTTCCGCACCTCATCATACAACTCAGGTTTAGTGGCATTCAGCCATGCCGGCTTGATGACTCCCTTACGAGTTTCGGCAACACCATTGCGGAACCTCATGTTGTTTGCATGAGAGACTAAACCAGGAGTTAAACTGCCCGGATCAACCCGAGTGTTAACTCCTACAAAACCTGTATCCCCTGTTATCTCTGGTTCCACTATTGCCTCTCCAGCTCAAACTCTAACTCAGCTATTTTGTTCAGTGCTGCCCTTGTGAACTCCGGTGCTTCCCGTGCTGCTGTCGGAAACTGCGGGTGATCGGTCAGGGTCGAGATTCCATCCAACTCCCGATACGCGACTGTCGTGCATCCCGCCGCCCCTAGCAGCAGCAGCAATAGCATCATCAATGCGGTCCAGTTTCTCATTGTATCGTTTTTGTGCCTTCGCTTCGCGCAATTGGTCAGATACCTTTAAAAAGAGCCGCTCCAGCGAAGGAACGGCCCGGAGCAATGCGACCAATGCACTGACTAAACCCATCAAGATTTCTTCGCAGGGACAACTGCACTCGCAGCATCAAGTGCAGCTTCCGCAGCAACCTCGGTCTTCTTAACACCATGCCGCAGGAACACTGCCAAGCCGCTGGTAACAACCAGTTGCATCATCTCACCTAGTTCAAGTTCGCCAGTGAAGTATCCACCGACTGCCCCTACGATTGCGGCAATTGCCGTCCATACTGTTTTACTTTTAAACATATTACTTGCGTTTCTTCTTTGCGGTCTTTGCTGCCGCTTTAAATGCTGCGTCAGTCGGTGCACCCTTCTGACCTTTTTTTCTCATTGGCTTACCACTTGCGCGGCGAGCATGAATATTGTCGTATAACCCTTTCTTTTTACCTGGCATAAATTAACCCTTTTTCCACTTACTCGAACTACTCTTTGTTTTGCTTGGTGCCCATTTGGTGCGGTTCGCCCAATAAGCAGCAGACATTGGTCCCTTAGCTATGTTTTTCGAGTGGCGAGATTTAAACGCTTCTCTTTGCCCTGCTGTTTGATTCGTTTTTACACCCTGCTGACCAAAGCGGATTGTCTTCACTTGGTCACCTTGTTTTGCGACAACAACATGAGACTTTGTAGGATGACTTGGAGTGCGCTTGGGCTTGTTGTAGCCACTCACTCCTGCCCTCGTTAATCTTGAATCCTTCTTACTTGCCACTCTTCAACAACTCCCTAATTTTCAGACTTATATAAACTAACGACGCTAACGAGATGCCAACTTTCAGAACCATGTCTATGTCCATTAGCCACGTTCCCAGACCCGTGGCGGAGGCGATGGCAACTCGTATGTCGTCGAAACTCATCCCTCTTTTGCACCCTCGTACTCGATGTCAAAGAACGGAGTGTCTACTTCCAAAGTTCCTGGGAGTGACTTGCACCCGCTACTTACAACTACAATGAAAACAAGTGCCGCAATGAATATACCCAATGTGATTTTATCCGTTCTATTCACTCTCAACTACCTCCACTTTCATCGCGCCCTTTTCATTTCCTTTTGGCAGATACTCCGCACCACCATTAACCGGCAACTTCTTCTCAATCACCAACGCTTTGAGTTGGCTATTTGGAACAAGCATCTTTGTGGCACGGTCTGTCATAAAAAACGTGGTACTTGTTAAACCGAGGCGAATGACTCGCGCTTGCCGTCCGCTGATGTAGAGAATTTCATCGTTCTCAAAATCACTCCCCCAGTAGACCAGCAACCCTTGCGCGAAATTAAACAGAACGTCCTTGAACAATATCGCAGCAAAAGCCGCAGCAACCATCCATCCGTAATGACCGATTGCTTGTTCTGCGACTCTTTCAAGTGCGACATGATCTAGGACATTAGTCATTCAACGTACTCACGCTTGTCCAAGCAGTTTGCCATTCAGCGTATGCTGGATTTGCAACTGGATCAGCTTCTTCATCCACTTCCTCAACAACCTCAACGACTCCAGTGTCATTACCTTCCTCGTCCAGTATTGGTCGTTCTACTTCCACCATCACCGGCAACGTCTCGCTTGGCTTGCCTTTGCGAACCGTCTCAAAGTCATTCGTCAAATCGGTCGCACCAGCAATCGTCACTTGAGCCGCGTCATATTCAGCCCACGCTTGATAAGGTCGTTGCGTCTCGTTGCCTTCCGCATCTGTTTCGGTAACGGTCTTGGGAACGTCGCCTTCCGGTTCTGGAACTTGCCGCGCTGCCTCAAGTGCCTCAACATCAGCGAGTGCTTGCCTGATACCGGCGTTGCGTTCTGTCTGCGCGTCGAGTGTAGCTTGGTCTGTATCAGCTACCGGATACGCATCTTCCACGCATACCGCTTGGCCGTTCTCGTTGACTGACCACCGCCTCAAGTATGCGCCACCTTTGTAGGTGTCTGGCTGAATGTCGGTGCTTCTAATCATTCGCCAATGTCTCCTGTTGGGTTCTGCGCCTCGTTCAAAATTGCAATAGCACGTTCCGCGCTTGAATCGTCTGCTTTGCAAGCAACTACGTGCTGCGCGACAACAACCTCAACGTCAGTCGTGACTTCGTTGCCTTCCTCGTCGGTCGATGTCTGCTGAACGGTTTGCGTTTCGTTGACGAACCAATGATTATCAAGTGTTGGATGTTGAGTAGCTGTCATTTTTAAGCGATAAAATTGTACCACCAAGTTGCCGAAGACCCGATGCGGTTTTTAAGTTGAATCGTTCCGCTCACCGTCGAAATGTTTATATTGCCATCAACGCTTGACGTCTCTCCCCCTGCGCTTAAATCGACGGCAGAGTGTACGGTTATGCCACCACCCTCGGAGGTCAGTTTTGTCGTGTTTTGGCTGCTGCCGGTGTCGCACCACAAAATTCCGACATACGTCTGGTGTGTAGGAAATGCTTGGTCGTTGTTGTAACTTATCGCCATCATCACGCCTTGGCGCGGCGGTGTAATAGTTCCAACAGCATCGTCGGCTATCGTGATTTGGCCGCCGTAGATGCCTTGTTCGTTTTTAACGCCATTTGAAAAAGTGCATAAGCCGGTGCTGTCTATGACGAGACGAGTCTGCGGTGACTCAGACCCACTCGGACAGGTTTGAAACTCAAAAGCTGTTGGCGAACTGCTCGCCGTCCAAGCCGCATCGCTTTTAACTCTTAATCTTGCAGCATTGTCATTATCGGCGTCACCGCCGCCAAAATTGATGTCACCGATTGCTGTCCCCGCAGCGTTAATCGTCGAGTCATCACGATAAAGTTGCAGTTCAGCCGTTATATTTGCTGGCGAAACTCTGACTTTCCCTACTTCTAATTCACTTGCCATTTTTAAATCCTATCTTTCGTAGCTGCGCTCGGTTATGCGTTGCACCTCTACGGTTGCCTTCCAGACCATTCGGGTGGCACTTATGCCGGTGACTTTTATTTGAATAGTTTGCGCTGACGTGTCAGCGACTAAATCAATGTCGGTGCTGGCCGCATCGCTTTCCACCAACTTCATACCTTCGCTTTCCTCAACCACGTTGCCAGTCATATTCCGGCTAAAACTTTGGTTGATTTCGCCGTTAAGTCGATAGCTTGAATCGCTCGCGTTATACTTGCACCCGTTGACTCGTACTTTGACGTTGAAAACCTCATTGGCCGCTACTGGAATTTGGCCAATCGTCGTGACAGTCGCATCCGTAGTCACTCCGCTGAAATGCAGCTTCCCGTCGTCTGGCAGCTTGCTGTCGGCGGTGTTCAAATCACCTCTCACATCAATTG